GCCGGTCACCTCGGCGTCGCACAGGGCGTCCAAGGCGTCGGTGCGCAGGTGCGTGGGGATGTAGACCGTCAGCTCCCGGCGCTTGAGCTTTGATGCGAACCACTCGAGGTCGACCCGGGTGCGCTCAAGCAGCTTGGCGTAGCCCTCTTTGTCGGTGCGCAATGCGCCCAAGAACTCGCACAGCTCCTCAATGTGGCAGCCGATCTGGACCACCAGGTCTTCCGGGTTGGGCTCCTTCCCGCAGGCCTTGAGCCAGGTGGCTGTGCGGTGGTAGTTTGTCAGGTGCTCGCGCTGCAGGCCATGCACGGCCAAGATGGCCATCTGGTGCGCGCCGCTGGTCTCCTGCCCGCCATCGGGTCCGAAGTCCACGCTGACGCCCACCTCGTCGCCTGCGTCTTCGAATGTCACTGATGCTTTGCTCATGCCTCACCCCCTTCAGTGTCGGCCGCCTTGGCCCTCTGCCATTTCGGGAGGATAGGGTACATCTTCCCATCGTGATCGATCAGCATGGGCTCGGTCACCTCGTCGTTGCGCATGACCGTGCAGCCGTGGATCGACTCGGGCTCGTAGCCTTCCTGGATGCCCATCTCGGTGCGCAGTTCAGTCATCCACCAGCCAGGTGCTGCGATGATGGGCAACAGAGTCTCGCTCCACTTCTCGGGCGGGATCATTTCCTTCAGCGCCTGCAGGCTGTGCTGGACGTTGGCAATGGCGTAGGTGGTGCTCATGTTTCGCTCCGATCGTCATAGGTCACTGTGCTGGTGTCGCCCAGGCGCCACTTGGCCTTGTTCTCGACCGTGTACTTGACGGTCGCAACCTTGAAGTCTGGGAACTTCATCTCTTGGGGGACGAACGCCGGGTCGAAGAAGCGGCATCGGTTGTTGGGCTGCAGCGCAAACTGTCCGTTGTCCAGCTTCAGCAGGTTGAAGCTCTTGTGTTCATCAACCGTCTCAGCAAAGCCAAAGTCAGGGATGCGGGGGTCAGGGTTGCAGCCGTCGAGAGTGAACATGTACTCACCTGGGTGGGTCTGCTTGTCTTTGCCGAAGAACTCGGCGCGCAGCCCGCTGATCAGCGGCTTCTCCACCACCGTGACCCAGTAGCTCATGCTGTCCCAGATCTGCAGGAAGTCGAGCGGCAGGTCCACGCCATCAATCGGCTTCCACAGGAAGGCACTGATGGGAAGCTTGTCGTACAGCGCGCCGTACTCTGGCAGATAGGTCTCCCAGCGGAAGGCCTCGCCGCGGTGGCTCTTGACGCTGCACCAGATGCCCTCGACCAGGTAACCGTGGCCGCGCTCGTTGTCGTACAGATATTCAGCCCTGACGAACACTTTGATGGGTGGGAGGGGGCACACGAAGTTCATTCCTCAGCGCCTTCCAGAATCTGCCTGTTGACGTTTGCGATGATCTCCATGGCGGTCACCCTGCCGCCATTGAAGTTGGGGCTGATGAAGCCCTCAAAACTGCAGCCGTCGCGCATGGCCACGACAAACCTAGTGCCGCCCAACATCAAATCATCCTGCATCGCGCAGGTCGACATGTCCCCCATCGAGTAGAACTTTATGACTGGCCCGCGCTTGAAGATCTCCTCGGAAAGCAGGTAGCCCTCAAGCGGCCAGGCCTGTTTGATGGCGTCTTCAAAGGAGTACTGCTCGCCCAGCGCCTGGTTGTAGTTGGCCGGATCAACGCACGCCGAGTGTCCGTTGATCGTGTAGCCGTTCTCCATGTGGAGCTGGCAGATCGTTGTCTTGCCGTCGGGCAGCACGGTATAGGTGGTCTTCTTGACCTTGTCTTTGATGTCTGACAGCGTGACTGCTGTTCGGCGCTGGGGCGTCTCTGGATAGCTCATTTGATGTTGGGTTGATGAGGTTGGAGGTCTAAAAGTAAAAAGATAATATCATCATTGTGATATTTATTTAGCCTAAAAAACGGGCTGAAATGTAACGCTGTGGGATATTGCGTGGGATATTGACGGGGAATTGAGGGGCGAGGTCGGGGCGGATTCCTCTATGAAATCAACCCCTTGCGTACCCCTCAATTCCCCTGTAGGATTGGTTCGAGTCCAATCGCGCCTACCACATTTTCCTTTTGAAATCAACGACTTACGATTTTTCAAGGTCTCTGTGGGATATTGGTGGGATATTGAGCTGTTACAAGCCATTTCCCGTCTTATTGTGTTGTGAAGTTTTTGTCGCCGCCAGGGCGGCCCGCAGCTTGTCCCTTGCGGAGTTCCCATCGTTGCCAGGAATCCACTTGGCGTAACGGTCGAGCAGCATCTTTACGCTGTGGCCGAGCTGGTCAGCAACGTATGCCGGCGCAACCCCAGTCATCAGTGCGACCGTCGCAAAAGTGTGGCGTGAGTTGTATGCCGTGCGCCAGCGCATCTTCAAGCGCTTCAGCGTAGGTCGCCAGTAGCTGTCCCTCTGCTCGCGCTCGCTCATCCATGGCCCCGCCGGGCTGGGCCTGCCGCCTCCGGATCCCTTTTCAGGATGCCAGGCCGGGCGCTGGAAAATGTCCGCAGCCGTGTCGTCGCCACTGCGCTCGTCAACCCGAAGCAGGTACGTGTACTTCTTCATTATGTTGAGCGCTTGGACAGCCTCGGGCAAGAGATCCACATCGCGGTCGGTGTGCGTCTTTGTTGCGTCGGTCTCGCTGCCGCGGAAAGTTCGAACGCGCTGCACGCGCACGGTCTCGGCGTTCCAGTCCACGTCGGACCAGCGCAGCGCGATCGTCTCCTCCGGCCGCATGCCGGTGTAGAACTGCCACAGGAAGTAGGCGTAGATGCGCTCGTCGTAACGCTTGGCCATGTCAGCCAGGATCTTGTCGCGCTCCTCCACCGACATCGGATCTGGCTTTTTCTTGATGATCTTCAAGTTCGTGATCCCGTTCATGGGATTGAGGATGACCTTCGCGCCGCGGTACTCCAGGCCAAAGGTGCCGCGCAGGGCGATCATGTAGTTGTTGTGCGTCTTGGCACTAGGCCACGGGTAGCCTCCGATCTTGGCTGCCACCAGCGTGTGGCCCAGATCCTTGACGGGCGTTGTGGCACCAAACATCTTCTTCCAAAACCGCACGGCCGTGCCGTACTGGTCTTTGGTCGCTGCGCCTTTTTGCCCCTTGGACTCAAGCCACAGATCGGCCAGTGCGCCAAACTGTGATGGGTCTTTCTTGACGCTCGCAACCTTGGGAGAGTCGGGAAAATATTCAGCGTAGTCGAAGCGCTCCTGAGCGATCAGCTTCTTGATCTCAATGACCAGGCGCGCGGCGTACTTGCGGTTGGCCGGCGTTGGCAGCAAGGACTCGCCATTCACCGTAAGCCTCTCGCGGACAGTCACGCCCTGATAGACAAACTGCACTCGAAGGCTGGTGCCCCTGACCTCTACGCCATCGCCTTCTCTACCCATTTCTGATACCCCTTCATGTCAATCAAGATGTGCCCATCGGGGGCTCGCCTGAATTGCATGCCCTCAATCCATTTGCCCTCTTCGATCTTGCGCCGCACAGCTTTCTGCGTGTAGCCCGAGATCTGCTCAAAGCGCGGCAGCCTGATGTACCGCACTGTCAAGTCTATATTATCCATGTGAAGTTATTGTGCCGAAAACATGGTTAAAAGTATAACAATAATGATAATCCATGCGTGACTAAATTTCTCCAAGGCTGTCGATGTGAGGCTTTGCCTCCTCGGTCTCAATCAGCTTCTGCAGATAGTGCTGAGCCTTGCGGAGGTCGTCCAGGCCGCCCTTGTCGCGCCATCGGCTGACGTACTTGATGACGTTGCCCTCCATGTACGGGATTCCGTTGGAGATGATGTAGTCCCACGGCTGGATTGCTTGGCTTTTGTAGTGGCTGCCAGCCACTTGGATCTCGTTCGCGCTCATGTTTTTCTTTTATCAAAATGGAATGCAATTCCACGCCCAGTCATCGCAGCCAGAGGCTTGGACTTCCTTTGGTGGCGAGGCTTCGTGCTTGCTGCACCAGTTGCTGCTCAGGCCGTGCTCGCACTCTTTGCAGGACCTGTCACTGAGCACGCCCTGCCAGTACTCCATCTCACGCCGGGCGATGCTGATCTTCACTTGAATTTCTACGGGTCTCATGCTGCTTCTTTCTCCCATTGATACGAAACAATCGCCGGGTACTTGGCGGCCTTGTTGACGATGATTGCCGCGGGCTTGCGCAGGACAGCGTCGCTGTATTGCAGCCATTCAATAGCGTCCTCGGCGCTCGGCGGGATCGCGTCGATCGTCGAGCGCACACGCCACCAGCCCTCTGCCTTCTTTCTCGCGTACCCGCTGTGCGACATGCACACCCATTCAGATGCCTGGCACAGCATGCCGCTGTAGTACTCAACCCGCAGGCTGGTCGGGCTGCCTTCCTTGCGGTGTAGGCGGTAGCGCACGTCGTCCACCGGCACGGTGGTGAACATCTCCTCTTTCTGACCGCTGAGCACCGCGGCGGCGGACGCCTGGGTGCCGTGGGTGATGCGCTCGGGTGGCGGGAACTGAAAGCCGCACTCCACACACTGCGTGGCGCTGGCTGGGTTCGGGTTGCCGCACTCGGGGCACAGCTTTGTCGGCGCCTCGCCCTTGCGCCCGCCTGTGGGCACGCGCCCCTTGATAGCGTCGACCGGACCCAGGGTTGCGATCGTGTCGGTGAAGTCGGCGATCAGGGCGTCGGCCTTGCCGTCGGCGGTGCGCAGTGCTCTGCCCAGGATCTGGACGTACAGCACCGGGCTCTTGGTCGCGCGCAGCAGCACCAGGAAGTCGATGTCTCGCACGTTGAAGCCGGTGGTCAGCACGTTGTCAGCACCGACACGTTGACCAAGCAGCGCAGGCGCCCGGCACGGTAGTCGGCGATGGATCCGTCACGCTGCGCAGCAGGCGTGTCCCCTGTCACCACCGCGGTGGGCACGCCGCGCTGCTGCAGGGCCGCGCAGACGTGCTCGGCGTGCGCCACGTTGACTGCGAAGACCAGCCACTTCTTGCGCGCCGCACCCAGAGACACGATCTCGTCGCAGGCGGCCTGCACCACCTCGTCTTTGTCGGACACCATGGCCAGGTCCTGCAGGTTGTAGTCCCCCGCCACCGTCCGCACGCTGCTGGTGTCGATGTGGGTCTGCGTGGGCACCGTGGTCAGCGGCGACAAGAAGCCCAGCTCGAGCAGCTCCTTGATGGTCACGCGGCTGCAGATGTGGGTGAAAAGGGGGGCGTCGCCGTGCGTGAGCCAGACACCGGTGCCGCGGAAGGGCGTGCCGGTCAGGCCCACCACCCGGGCGGGGCTGCCGTACCTGCGCAAGTCCGAGACAAGCTGGCGCCACATGCCGGTGTCCGACGTCGCGATGCCGTGGCACTCGTCGGCCAGGATTAGGTCGATCCTGCCCATGCGGTGCGCCTGCTTGTAGATGCTGCCAATGGTGGCGTATGTGAGGTCGTAGCCGAGCTGCTTGCGACCCACCGCGGCCGAATAGACCCCGGCGCTGGCCGCTGGCCACACGCTGTAGAGTTCCTGCACGTTCTGCACCAGCAGCTCCTTGCTGGGCACAATGACAACGATGCGCGTGCCTGGGTACTGCTGCATCGCGCGCTGCGCGATCATTGCCACCATCATCGACTTGCCGGCACCAACGCACGCTTCGACCACCGGGTTGCCGTCAGGGTGGGTGTTGAAGTAGGTCCACAGGTCGTCAACGACCCGGGACTGGTAGGGGCGGGGGGTCAGCATCTCCACGCCCCTTGGGTGTACAGGGGCTTCGGGCTGTTGTTGGAGCTGGCTGCCAGCGCAAAGCCGTCAGTCTTGATCACGTAGCCCAACCGAGTGGCGCGGCGCGTGGCGGCACCCCAGGCTCGCAGGTCTGGCGGCTCTGGCAGCGCGCTGCATAGCTGTCGCAACTGCTCAATGGTGAAGCCTGCCCCACCGCGGTGCTGGGTGGCAGCCCAGCCCAAAGCCTCGGCGGCTTCCTCTACCCAGTCACTAGAGCAGCGATCGGCGTGCTCGCCTGCGCGCTCAATCCCCAATTCGGCAGCGTCTTGTGCGGCGGCGTGATTCATGCAACAACCTTGCAGTCTATGTCCTGAGCGGCGAGCCGGCGCTTCATGTCGGCGGCCGCACCCAGCATCGACTTGCTCTCGGTGGCGCGGATCTCATGGCTGTTCAAGGCACCAGGCCCTTGCCCGTTTGCGAACGTCGCGCCGGTGCTGTCGATGTAGACGACATCACCATTGACATAGTCCGACTGCGTCGCAAACTTCTCGAGCAGGATGGGGATATACCGGTGCTGGCCGCACCCCTTGCGCTGCATGTCCATCGGGATGCTGCTGACGTTCGGGTCGGGGTTGACATGAGAGCAGCTCCAGCGTGCGTCGCCATCCAGTGCGGCGGTGCTGTGCGCGCAGGTGCGGCAGTTCACTGCAGGCGCCTTCTCGCCGTGGCAATGATCATGGAAGTCGCACATCTTGCAGACGAACCAGCTCGGGTCGTTGCTGCATCGCAGCGGCGGCTCGCTGGCCGTGATCACGCGCTCGGCGCGGGCCTTGAGCTTCGCAAACTCCACCGGGTCGAAGTGGACCCACTCGGTGTACAGGTCGTCTGTGTTCTTGTTTACGGCCATGTACATCGCACGGTCCATGCCGGTGTAGCCCATGTATGTCTGCATCTGCAACCAATGCTGGGGCTTGGCCTTCTGAACCTTGTTTTTCACCAGGTCGTTGAACGACTTGTCGCCATGGGTCTTGTACTCGACCACCGCCCAGGTCTTGGGCGCCTCGGCGAACCCGCGGCCTGCACCGTCCATCGACCCACCGAAGTGGCCACCCAGGTCGGAGACGCGCCACTGCTTGCCGTCAGGTGTGGTGTCATGGATCTCGACGCCGATGCGCCGCAAGTTGGCCGTGAACCGGGCCTCGGCCAGTTGGCCGGTTTCGAAGAGGCGCAGCATGCGGCCAGGGAAGCGCTTGCTGTCGACCCACCGGAAGGTGAGCCACAGGTAGCGCTCGCAGGCGTGGCCGATCAGGCTGGCGCCCAAGTGCGGGCGGTTGCCTTCTTCAGCGTCGGCCTCGTAGGCCTGGTAGATCTTCGCGACCGTGGTGTGCATCGGCTCGGGCAGGGCTGCCATAGGATTTCTCCTTGTCGTTGTAAAGGTGAGGGCCGGCGTTTCTGTCGGGCCGACTTGTCCGTGTTCTTTCAACGGTGAGCCGATAGCAGTGTCTATCCGGCCCTCGCCTTTACAGACTCCCCCGCAGGGGAGTCACCGATCACTCAGCGTCCGGGGACTCGGGCTCTTGTGCGCCGGCCACTTCGACCTTCACTCCGTCTTGCATGGCGGCCACCAGGGTCTTCTGGGTGGCTCGCTCGACGGTCAGGATGTCGCGCGCGACGTGGCGCAGGGCTGCCTGCTTACTTGTGGCTTCGACCAGGCGAAAATGGTCTGGGCCTTGGACTGCGTAGATGCTGGTTTTCATGGTGCGGGTTCGTCTTGAATGACCTCTTCGGTCGGGGTGGATGCTTCGACCACCGGTTCGGCGGCGGCTTCAGCGGCTTGCAGTTGCTGCAACTGGTAGTTGGCCTGGGCCTCGATCTCGCTGATCAGGCCGGCGCTCTGTGCGTAGGGCAGGGCGGACAGCGCTTGCAGCGCCAGCTCGACACCTGGCTTGGTCATCTTGATGGTGAGGATGGGGTTGCTCATGGGTTCTTGGTTGGGTTGATGGGGTGGGGCCTACTCGCTGCACCGCGTTGCATCGCCGGGATCCCCCAGCGCGCGTATCCGCTTTCAGCCCCGAAAATCAGGCTGCCTTTCTGGCCCACGGTGGCGATGAGGCACCGGCAGCGGCAACTGTCGGTGCGTTGGCGGCAGCCGGAGCGCGGGCGGGTGCCGTGAACGGAGCAGGGCGGGAGACGGCGCCAGCGGGCTTGAAGCCGCTGATCTCGTTTTGGTCGCTGTACTGCGGGTCGGTGCTCTTGCGGATCTTCACACGGGCTGTGAACGGCTTGTTGTGCAGCTCGACGGTGTCCTGCATACG